GTACGAGTAGTAAATTCAAGACAAGAATGTTTGGCCTAACTCAGGATGAAGAAGGGCTAAACAAGTTAGTTCGCGCTATCTACGGTGAAGCGGTAGACGATCCTGAGATTGAGAAGTTTGCCAAACAGTGGCTCGACCTAACCGATGAGATACGTGCAGACTTTAATGCGCGTGGCGGCTCTATCTCTAAGAATGAGCGGTGGTTTATGCCACAAAAGCATGACGGCGTAGCCATTGAGAAGCTAGGGCGCGAGACTTGGAAAGAGGAAATCAAGCCCCTGCTAGATCGTCAGTTTATGCTAGACGATACGGGCAAGCCGTTAGGTGATGCCGAATATGACGAGATGCTTGATTATGTTTATGAAACCATTACCACTGGTGGACTAAACAAAGTTAAGGAAATGACCGTACCCAGAATGGGTAAGAAGCTAGCTAGGAAAGGTAGCGAGCGGCGCGTTCTGTATTTTAAAGATGCTGAATCTTGGATTGCCTACCAGAATAAATTCGGTAAAGGCGATGTCTTCACAACTTTAACAGACCATCTTAATGCATTTGCTAATGACGTAGCGTTGATGGAAAGGTTTGGCCCAAGCCCAGAGACTACCTACCAAGCATTACGCGCTATGGTTGATCGTGAGGCTAGATTGACTGGCCCACAAAAGGCAATGTCTGACGCTATTTTTAACGTGGTATCTGGCAAGTTAAACCAAGGTGAATTGACTGGCCTAGCTGACTTTATGCAGACCACTAGAAACCTGTTAACTGCTGCCACATTAGGTAAGGCGTTTTTATCTGCAATATCTGACGTAGGCTTTCAGGCGATTACCGCTAAGTTTAACAACATCCCTGCGTACAAGGTGATAAGCAGACAGCTAAGTTTGCTAAATCCTACGAATGAAGCAGATAGAATCTTTGCTACTAAGATTGGGTTGATCTCTGAGGCCGTGAATCGCGCTGCGGCGGCGAATAGATACTCTGATATCTACGGCACTGGTAAAAGCACAAAGGTCGCTGAATTCGTTATGAGGGCGTCTCTGCTAGAGCCTTGGACGGACATGGGTAGAAAGGCATTTGGTATGGAGTTTTCATCCATGCTGGCTGAGAACTTCGGTAAGACAGTAGACGAGTTAGACCCTATCTTACAAAACCGATTTGAAGCGTACGGGATTACGGCTGACGATTGGAATGTATTTAGAAAGCAAAAACCCGTAACGCATAAGAAGGCTAAGTTTGCCGATATGCTGCAAGAGCGTGGTGAGAAGTTTCACCGAATGGTATTGGCTGAGACTGATTACGCAGTGCCTTCACCTGACGCTAGGGTTAGAGCTATTACCACTGCTGGGCAAGGTAGGGCTACGGTGGCAGGGCAGGGCATTAGAACCATTATGATGCTTAAGTCGTTCCCTATTACTATCGCTTTGACGCATTTGCATAGGGCGGCGTTCCAGGCTACTGCTGGCCAGAAGCTGCAATACTTAGGCTTGATGATGACCACTACTACGGTATTGGGTGCTCTAGCGTTACAGGCTAAAGATATTGCGGCAGGCCGAGAACCAAGACCAATGGACAACAAAGAGTTTTTTGCCGCGGCAATTGCTCAAGGCGGTGGCATTGGTATCTTTGGTGACTACCTATTCTCTGACGTTAACCGCTTTGGTGGTGGCCCAGTGCAAACTGCATTCGGCCCTACTGGTCAGTTAGCGGAAGACACATTCAGATTAACCATGGGCAATATCCAAGAAGCTATTAAGGGTGAGGAAACAAACATACTCGGTGAATCCGTTAAGTATGTGGAGCGGTATACGCCTGACATATGGCAAACCCATTTATTCAAAAACGCGATGTTTGATCAAATAGAAATGTTGGCTGACCCAGATGCGCAAAGGAAGTATAATCGCATGATGAGGAAGCGCCAGCGCGACTATCAACAAGATTATTGGTGGAAACCAGGCGAACCATTACCAGAGGCTCTACAATGACAGTATCCAGCACAACAAGCCGTAACCAGTACACTGCAACCAGTGGGCAGACTGTATTCCCATACACGTTTGAACTTTTCGATAAGGATGATGTCGCTGTATTACAGAACGGCACACTCTTATCTGAGGGTACAAACTATACCGTATCGGGCGTGGGTAATAACTCAGGCGGCAATATCACATTAGTGGTAGGTGCTACGGCTGGTGATGTCCTCACTATCTACCGCGATATGGCGTATCAACGTTTAACCGATTATCAAAACTCAGGTGACTTCTTAGCCCAAGAAGTGAACGATGACTTTGATAGATTGTGGCTAGCTGTACAGCAGAATGAACAGGGTACAGATCGAGCCATTGTTAAGCCGATTACTGACGCATCGTCTATTGATATGACTTTGCCTAGTGCTGCTGATCGTGCCAACTCTTATCTAACGTTTGACGCTACTGGTGCGCCAAGTGTTGTGGCTGCTGGTGATCCTAGCGCCCCTGATGCGATTACACGCCAAGACTTTACTGGCGATGGCTCTACGGTTATCTACACTCTAGCAAGCGCCCCAGGTGCTGCTGGCGCTGGTGTAATGATCTTTATTGACGGCATTCAACAAGACAAAGACAGCTACACAATTACGGGTACGACTCTGACATTCTCAGAAGCACCCCCATTAAACTCGAACATTAACCTAGTCCAGCTTAAGGCGACCAGTATCGGTGAAGCAGACTCTGCCTCGGTAACCTATATTCCTGCGGGCACTGGTGCTGTACAGACTTCGGTACAGAGTAAGTTAAGAGAGACTGTATCAGTTCGCGACTTTGGCGCTGTAGGTGATGGCGTAACGGATGACACTGCGGCTATTCAGGCGGCTTTGGATAGTGGCCTTAAAAATATTATATTCCCAGCCGCTACTTATAAAATAAACAGTGCTGTAAATATCCCACAAACAGATAATTTGACTCTGGATTTAATGGGATCAACCATTGAAATAAACGGCGGTTATTCGGCCTTTCAGTATGTAGATGCAGGATCAACCAGTATCAATATCACATCCAATGATATAGTTCGCGGTAGGAATTATTTTATTTGCAACTCATCTTCCGATGCATCTAATTTTTCTGCTGGTGATTTAATTTTAATTAAGACAACTACATTATGGTATCAAGACGATAGAGGCTCAACATATAAAGGAGAGCTGCAACTTGTTGAGCGTGTTAGCGGCTCTACTGTTTTTATTCAGGGCGAAATGTATGATGTTTATGATACCGCCACAGATACAATTAGTGTTCAAAAATTAAACTCAATAAACAATTTCTGTTTAAAAAATGGAACTATTTATAACAACCGAACATCCGCACAAAATGGTGGATTAAATCTTTATAGCCTTATAAATCCAATTATTGACAATCTTGTTATTGATAACCATTCGATAATAGGTTTGCAATTAAAGCAGTGTTATTCAGGCATTGTTCAAAATTGCAAAATTACTAGAAGCAATGATGCGGGTACAGGTTATGGCATTGAATTGTCTAACTGCACCAATACGAAAGTTTACATGAGTTATTTTAATAACTGTCGACGCGGGGTTGATTTGTCTGGTATTTATCCTAGCCATGTGTGTGAAGTTATTGGCAATACTGCTGAGGGAAGCGGTGTGGATACAACTGGCGCAGTAATGACCAGCAACTCTGGCCAATCTGGATTTGGTTCACATGCTCAATCTGTTGGTGGAGTATTTAAAGATAACAAGATTATCAACTGTCGTTATGGATTTAACTCTCGTGGATTTGATGAGCTTATTCAAAACAACCTGATGTATGGCCGTGGAGAGTATTTTGTAGCATCGACATTTGGTAGCAATTTAACCGTTGATGGCAATGTTTATTTTTCTACAGAATTAGAACAGGCCACCACTGGTAGTGACGACTCACAAAATAGACTCCGCAGTTTTTTCCTTAGATACATGAAAGATGGAATGGGGTCAATTTCTATTACAAATAATATTGCTGATAAAACTGAGCAAGCATTTGTTACGCTTTACAATTCAAACACTGCTGGTGATCCATTTGATCGAATTGATATAAGTGGAAATACGGCAAAATTTATTGCTGGATCAGGAATTAGTGGAACAAACGAAGTATTCTTTGTTGAGAACTACGATACGTCAAAATCTTTTGAATTAAGAAATTGCAGGTTTATCAATAACCAGGTTGGTCGAGTTTCCTCGACAAGCGCATATTTAATGTTCTCAACTGGGATTGATATTAATATTAATAGAACAACTTCGTGTATTGTTGAGGGACTTCCTTTATCAAACTCAACTATAGAGGTTTATTCTGGTGGTGGAACTTTGTCGTCAATAACAAGTAATTTGTTTGCTGACATTTTAAATGGCAGAACGCATATATATGGTTATCTTAAATTTACTCTATCTGGCGGCCCATCTCTAACTAGAATAAACAATCTTCCTGATATGGTTGAAGGCGAAAGATTTAGAACACCTATTATTACAGATAGCACTTTATTTTATGGCGGCTATAGTGGAACGACTACTGCCGAACAAGAGCTTAGATTGTCAGATAATGTTGGTGTAATTTCTGGAACCATACCAGATGGAACCTATCAGATTGGTGTTGATTATTCATTTAGAAACGTTGTAAACGGCTATTACTAATGACCCTAAAAGACTTCACAGAAAAATTCGTCTACAAATACGATCCATCGTATGACCAGTGGCGTATTCTCCCTGCTGATGATCTCAGTGGGGATTGTGAGGACTTTAGCCTTTCCGTCCTATACTACGTTATCTGCAATGAGTCTTTATTAGCCTTCTGGTATCAACTTATTTTTGGTAAGGCTAAAATACATTATGTTGATAACAATGGTGGTCACGCTGTTCTACAATGGGACGGTAACTACATAGACAATTGGACGAAAGACTGGGTAACTAAAGAGCACATGGAATCACTAGGCCATGTGTTTCACAAGCGAGATTATTTATTTTACCAAGTAGCATTAAAGATGCTGTACACAAAGATTAGAGGGATATTCTGATGGCATTAACGAAAGCGCATAACCGTATGATTGAAGGTGCGGCAGTTAACGTAAAGGACTTTGGTGCTGTTGGAGATGGCGTAACGGATGATACTGCTGCAATACAGGCTGCTTTGGATAGTGGTGCTGGAATAGTAAAAATTCCTTCTGGCACTTATTTAACTGGTGCTTTATCAATAAGCAATGGGTTAAATCCAACAATTGCGGGAGATGGCCCAAAAAATACTGTATTAAAAGCAAGTGGAAATATATCAGCTTTACTTTCATTTGATTGTGAAAGCCATGCCTTATCAGCGTTTGGTGGTGGCGCTTTAGGTTTAAGTATCAACATGAATGGTTATACTGGAACAGCAATTAATATTGTTGGGTGGAAGGGTGCGCTATTCGATTCTTTAAACATAACGGTGACTAATGGGCAGGCGATTCGTATTACCCAAGCGGACACAACTGTATCGGATAACAGAGAGCCAATATTAAATCAATTCAAAAGAGTTAGTGCTTCTACCGCATCTGGCGTTTGTGTTTTATTACGTGCTAGAGATGTTTCAAATGGCGCTCCTCAAGTTGCAAATATTTCATTTGATACTTGTCAATTTAGTTCTGATGATGCAAGCGTGGTTAAATTTCAACTTGATTCAACATCTATCACAACCCCTGCAATTCAACGTATAACATTTATATCATGCAATGCGTTTATAAAAGCCAATGATAAAACAGGGTATTACTTTGAATGCCTAGATTCTGATGGAGTTATAGGTAATATTTCTTTTAATGGCTGTCACGCTGAAGCATCGCCAACAACATCACCAACTGGAACATTCGGCCTTTATTTCTCAAACGTTACTGGCGGCACTATTTCTGCAATAAATTACAACGGTGAGCTTGCTACTGCGACTCGATACGCAAAATCAACCAATGGAACATTTAACGCAATAACAGTAACAACAACGAAAGAAGCAAAAGCCTTTACGATGGTAGGCGAGGCTTTAATTGAAGAGCTTACTAATAATCCATCGTCTTTGATTATGCGAGCTGGTGATTCCATTGATCAAAATGTTGAGATTGATTTAAGAGATAAAAGCGGTATCACAAAATGGACTGCTGGCAAAAGAGCAAATGGTAATTTTGAAATTAGAGATGGCTCTGGAAATATAAGAGTTCAAATTTTATCTACTGGATTAGTTTCTGTTTATGGTAATGCAGGAAATAAGTTAGCTGATTTTTATAACAGCGGGCTTGTGCAGATTACCAATGATTTTACTGTACAAGGTACGGCTGTAAAATTCACAAACCTTCCAACATCTAGCTCTGGATTACCTGCTGGGTCGGTATGGAATAACTCTGGTGTTTTGAACATTACCTAAGGTAGCTATGTCTAAATCACTACTAAAACGTATCGGAGTGTCTGGGTATAATTCCCCCAAGCGCACCCCTAATCACCCTACAAAATCTCATGTTGTTGTAGCGAAAGAAGGTGATAAAATTAAAACCATACGTTTTGGTCAACAAGGCGTAAGTGGTTCACCTAAAAGAGAAGGTGAGAGTGATGCGGCCAGAAAGAGGCGCGAGTCTTTTAAGGCTAGGCACGCAAAGAACATAGCCAAGGGTAAGATGTCTGCGGCATTTTGGTCGGCCAAGGAAAAATGGTAATGAGAAAGCCAAAGAAAGGGTTGTACTACAACATCATGAAGAAGCGCGAGCGCATAGCTGGTGGCTCTGGTGAACGTATGCGTAAGCCAGGCACAAAGGGCGCACCAACTGCCGCTGATTTTAAAGCTGCCGCTAAGACGGCTAAGAGGTAACCCGTGGAACAATCCTTTATCAACATGCTTGCTGGCGCTGTCTCGGTCTTATTCGGATGGATACTTAAGACGGTATGGGACGCAGTTAAAGACTTACAGAAAGCCGATGACGAGCTTGTTGAAAAGGTAAATAAGATTGAGGTCTTGGTTGCTGGTGAATACGTTAAGCGCGAAGACTTCAAAGCCGATATGGACAGACTGTTTAACAAGCTGGATGCGATAGATAAGAAGCTCGATAGCAAGGCTGATAAGTAATGGTTCTTGAGATGCTTATCAACCCCATCGCCGGGCTATTAGATAAGTTTATCCCTGACGCTGACGAAAAGGCTAGGTTGGCGCATGAGATAGCCACACTAGCAGAGAGGCAAGCCCATGAGATTGCTAAGGCTCAGATCGCAGTTAACAACACTGAAGCTGCACATAAGTCACTGTTTGTCGCAGGCTGGCGTCCAGCAACTGGCTGGATATGCGCTAGTGGTCTCGGTTTTAATTACATCGTTGTCCCTTTGGGCAATTTTTATTTGGCTGTGTCTGGCAATACTATCGTTATTCCAAGCCTAGACTTAAGTGAGATGTTGCCTGTATTAATGGGCATGCTTGGCCTTGGTGCGTATCGAACGTATGAGAAGACAAAGAAGGTAGCGAGAGAAAGCTAATGCCATTACTCAAGGGTAAGTCTCAAAAGAAAGTATCCAAGAACATTAAGACGCTATTGTCTGAAGGCTACCCACAAAAGCAAGCGGTAGCTATCGCCATGTCTAAAGCTGGTAAGAAAAAGTGAAACGCCTAATCGCCATGCTACAAAGGCATGAGGGTCTGCGCCTAAAGCCTTACAAGTGTACCGCTGGCAAGCTCTCTATCGGCTACGGTCGCAACCTAGATGATATGGGTATTAGCGAAGTTGAGGCGATGGTTATGCTTCGCAATGATATCGAGCAGTGTTATCAAGAGCTAGAAATGTTTTCGTGGTTTTCTGATCTTGACCAAGTGAGGCAAGAGGCGTTGGTTGATATGCTGTTTAACCTTGGCCTGCCTACATTCCTAGAGTTTAAAAAGACTCTAAAGTTTGTGGCCGAAGGTAAGTATTCTCAAGCTGCTGAAGAAATGCTCCGCTCCAAGTGGGCTAACCAGGTTGGAGACAGAGCAAAGGAACTAGCATACATGGTGGACACTGGATGCTATATGTAACTCTGGGGTTTGTACTCTGGGTCTTGCTCTAGCTTTCTGTATTCTTCTCGGTAGTGTTTAGCTACATCCTTCCTGACCTGTTCATTGGCCTTAAGAATTCCGTTAGACTTTTCTTGCAGTATCTCTAAATGACTCTCACCGAAGTACTGACTTAGCCATTTAACGAAGGTTGTTGGGTTCTCGGTCATATGTCTATGGCATCCACTACACATACAAACAGCATTCATTAAATCCCATCGTACACTTTTCTTTCGTCTACCGTGGATATGGCAACACTCTAGTCTAAGGTCTGACCTATGGCAGTGCTCGCAGTATCCCTTGAACCTGACAACATCACTGAACCATTTGTCCGCTGCATCCCTGCGTATCGCCATCTTTATCCTCCATTGTCCACTTCTTCTCACGCCCGACTGCTGGCGCGAAAGTTAAACAGCCCTCACACATCCAGCCTTTCAGCCTGAAGTTTTCGGTTGCTGTAAATATCTCAGTCATCTGTTGGTTGCAATCATCACACACCATTATCGCGATCATTCCTCACCTCCTCAATTAAAAACTCCAAGTAGTGCTTTGCTTTCAGTAAGTCGTCTAGTCCATTCTTGTCTCGCCATCGACTAACATACTTAATGACATTGCCTTCGCAAAAACTTAGCTTATTAGCCATAATGTATTCAATAGGCTGAATGCCTTTGTTTTTATAGTGGCTGCCGCCGATCTGGTAATCCTTTGCGCTCATACACTCACCTTGAATCGACTATGCTCACCTGCTTCTTTGTGCAGTAATACGCTGGTCATTGATCTGCTAGATCCGTAACCACTGGCGGCGTGCCAAGCGTCTTGGGACGGTAGAACATTCCAATGTTCCAGGAGCATACCACCGATTTCTTGCGCTTGTTTATGATGTATATGGCCGAGCCATGCGAAACGATGCTTAGACTCACCCCATTCTTTCGCCAGATTCCGAGTAACCGATTCATAAATTCTTTGAGCATTAATCCTATCTCCATGGTGCAAAGCTATTAAGTTATCACCCCACACAAAGTGCAGGAATTTATTGTAATTATCAAACGTCTTAACCCTTGGCTCAGACTCGTAATACATCTTGAGCATCTCGTTTAACCACAGTGAGGCATCGGGATCGTGGTTACCGCGCACATTAATAATCCAAACCTCATCGTGCGACTCTAGCATCCGAGTCACCAGGCGCTTATACAGTTGACCTGCTCGGTTGATAATGCGTCCAGCCCTACCATCCACATCTAAGGGCGTGTCGTTACCCGTAGTACCCTTTAGACTATTGGCATGAAAGAAGTCACCTAGGTTAATAAGGCATCCTGTCCCTGCGTGGTTGCTGGCGTGTGCCAATGTATCTACTGCGTTAAACAATGTAGTGCAGGCGATGTCTAAATCCCAAGCAGGCCCACCAGTTTCGGGAGGCCATGCAAGCATACCCAAGTGATGGTCACCCAGTAGATAACAGGCCAATAGATCGTTGTCTTTCTCATGCTTTGGTTTCTTGGTGGGCTCTGCCTTACCCTGAACGTCTTCTATTAAACCTTCTTTGAAGTCTTCTAGCGCCTGCTGGAACATGCTTTCAGTATCAGCTTGGCTTTTTACCCACTGGCCTACTGGCTTGCCTTCATCGTTATAGTAAGTTGATATACCTTTAATGGTATGGCCTAGCGGCACAGTGTGGATCATGTCGTGACTGGGTGAGTAGCCTTGCCTAACTGCTGCTAGGTTTACTTTTTGCAGGTGGCGCTCAACTGATCGCTCTCTAATTCCTAGTTTGTGTGCAACCTCGGCATTGCTCATGCCTTTAATCTTGCAATCAACTAATTCTAACTGTCGATCTGTATAGCAGTATTGTCTTATTGCTTCCCACTCATGCTTCATCATAGGCCACCCCCTACGTTTGCGCCCTGTTAGCTGCTCGCTCTGAGGCCTCTACAGTGCGCCATGCGTCAATGTATGCTTGGGCGGCATGATAGCATACCTTTGCCTTTATAGCCTCTGTACGGGCTTCTATGGCGGCCTGACGCGCCTCTTTGTATTCGTAGTCGTCTTCGGCTCTCATGTCTGCTTCGGACACACCACACCCTGAGTCTTTATGTTGTAGTGCGATCTTGGCTTTGACCGATTTAAGACTACCTTCAAGAAGGTTAGCGGCCTGTTCCTTATCAGCCCAGTCCGTCCCTACTCTAACGAGCTTTTCGTAAACGCTTTGCGGATTCATACGCTATCTCTACGTGTTTTCTAACTAGTGGCCTGTAACATTCGGGCACGCTTGCTAACATCTCGCGCCGATTGTCCCGCGATTTCTCTCGGATAATCTCTAGCGCATAAGTCCTCGGCCACTTCACTAATCCACCTTTGTCTTAACATTTTACTGCCAGGCTTTCTAAAACGTACAACATGGTTTTGCACTACTCTATCAACTAATCCTTGTGATTGCATCTCTATTAGCAATTGTGAGATTCGTTGCTTAGTCGTAATCCTCTGCGCTGGCCCGTCTAATCGGTTTAATCTATCGAGCATATCTGAGGCGGTAAACTCATCACCCATTTGATAGACTTGGGTAGACATAATCTGCGCGATTTGTTCGCTGGTTGTACCGTTCTTACGCGTCATATGCCTGCCCATATTTATTGGTGAAGTACTGGCGCATCCGTTCTTTGACTGCGCCTTCTAGCCAACTGATGTCTGTAAGTTCGTCCAGATTTGATCTATCACGTACTGACTTCTTCTGATTGCTTTTAAACGGCGAAGACCCGCCTCGATCTTGCGCGCGCGCCAGCCAAGAATTGACGAATCGCTTAATCCCCGCTTGAGTCTTTCGCTTCTTGGGATTGGCATCGAGCCAACTCTCCATCTTCGACAACTCCGCGAAAACGTCAACGGCTGGATAGGTCTTCTGCCATTGTATAATGTCTGCTTCATCTGCTTCCCACTCCTCTCCAGTATTTAAGATCATCTAGTCACCACTCATAAAAGCCAGTTAATTTTTAGGGTGCGATGAATTTTGATTAAATCTTTAAAGTCGAAATCGCAGTAAGCGCAATCAATTAGTGAGACTGTAATCCCTTGCTCATCGAATACTTCAGAGATTGAGATTGCTGCAAACCCCTCATCTCCATCGGTATATAAACATGTGCTTTGGTCTTCGTTGAATCTAAAATCAGCAGATAGTGTTTGAGTCCATAATCTGATTTCATCGTGATCGTTAAACCCAAATTCTTTTGGTGCTAAATTTTCTGCTTTCATAATTTCCACTCCGCAATTTTTACTTTTTCACCGTAGCGATTAAGGATAGTTTTAAAACCTGTCTGTATCTGATGGCCTTTATTTCTTAACTCAGATATCCGTGCTGGCGCCTCAAGGATTCCTAGATTATCCCAGGCGTTTAATCGGGTCAGAGTTTTCCCTTCCTTCAAGTATTCTAGGATTCTATCTTGTTGTGTCATAACTCCCTCCAGAGTTTAGTGCAATGTACTAACGTCTTTCTGCTGCATGATGATTTCGGTTAACAGGTAACTTAAATCCTCATATTCAAGTGATGTGAATAGATCAACACCGTCATCGGTAATTAAGATAGAGACGTAATCAGTGTCTTTGTCTTTCATACCATTAACAATCTTTTCATAAATATCCATCCACACTTACCCTTTTGATGTCCTATCGGACAACAATAAGTTAATTAGTAATGACGAGCAATGATTACCGTATCGAATCTTGACATCTATTCCCGTTACCTGCTCTCGGCACTGGGAGGCGCATCATGGAGAGGGTCAACTCCGCTCCGAGGTTCTTCGGTTCCTCGGCCTAACGCCCGATAATCTCTGCGATTCAATGTTGTAGATAGGTAGGGTCTTTCTTACACTTACTACATCGTTGATCTCGCACTTCAATGATACTCCCCCGCACCCCTCCAGTGCAAGCCCCCGAAAGGGGGCACCTTTAATTACTCTATCGTTACCTTTAGATTTAATCCCAAAGCTGTGCAAATTTCCCGAAGGGTTGATAACTTAATATCCGTAGCCTTCCGATAATTACTCACGGTTTGGGGGCTAACGCCCAGACGTTTGGCTAGCTCACGATTACTGACACCAGCCTTGGTCTGTGCGATCCTTATCTCTTGGCCTATGTTCATATCAGAAAGGCAGATCAAGGTCATCAAAGTCTGGCTCTACAGTTTGCTGTGCTTTCTGTACGGCCTGCTGAGCGACTTGCTGCTTAGGGTTGACCGATAGGCTTAGAAACTTCTGGCCTTGCTTAGACACCTTCGTCCAGGCGCTGACATAGTATTCAACGCCTCCGACATTTAAGCTGCCCGTCATATCTGGGTGCTTCTCTGATTTCTTTTCCCGTGCAGGAAAAATGGCGCCCGAGTTTGTATTGTCGTATTGCATGTTACGCTCCTGTTGCTGTTCTAAATTCTGGGCTTTTCATAATCGCCCGTTCTTCTGTGGTGAAACATCCACCCTTGCTAGGCGCTCTCCATATGCCCATTTTCTCGTCTTCCGTGAGTTCGTCCCAGGCTTCTTTGGCCATGACTAGATCGCCAATCTCAATGCCTGTTTTAATCGCCTCGATGCTATCCGCCAACTGATCGACTAGCTCGGCGTATTCATCCTTTACCGTTGATTGCTCACCGTTACGTAATACCGCTGCCTCCGCGTCATCATCGACCGCAGGGATACCGAACAGGGCTTGTAAAGCGTACCGTCTTGCGTACGTAATCGCGCTACCTGCTGCTTGTGGATCGCCCTTAACCATGGGTAAGGTAAACTCGTGCTCTAGCCACTGGCCTGAGGTGTGCATTAGGCGAGTGACTACACCGATTGAGTTACCATCACGGTGCGGCAACTGTACGTAACTAAGACCATTGTCAAAGCATGGTTGCTTGATTGCCTTGATCACGCTTGTAAGGTCTGCGTAAGACGATTTGAAGAAAGGGTTGGCGCTACCTTTAACAGCGCCCCCCATTGCTCCCTGTGCTGCACACAAGGCTAAAGATAACTTCTCTAGTGATTCACTTGATTTCATAACTTACCCTCCATTGCTTTTAATACCGCGCCACTGAAAGCATCCAGTATCGCATCGAACGCCTTGTCGGAATCGTTAGACTCCCAGGCATATAAGATCTTGTCTAAATAATCGTCCATGTTAGCCACATACTCACCGACCACAATCTCGGCCAATAGCGTTTTGTTCTCGCGTGCCAAGTCTAGGATGCGCAACTCTGCACACTCTGGGCAGACAGTGTGATTAGTGATTAAAAGTTCCTTACCGCAGTAATGGCAGTCTTCATGCATTTTTGTGTCCCTCGCATTCAAGTTCTGAATATCGCTCTGCAAAGCCAGCTAGGTAGTCTGGGTCATTGTCGAGCGGGTTGGTGTAAAGTTCAGCGTCAACGTAGCCACACCATCGTAGCCACTCTGCATATTCAACTTGTGTTAGTTCATCCATAGTGTGTCCCTCCAGATCACAACTCAAGATTAATGATTTACTTATATAGTGTCAAACAGTTTTTTTATGTTTGTTAGATTTTGTTTCGCAATCTTTGCAGTAGTGCTCTACGTCTTTGTGTCGTAAACCGTAAGCCATGATAACCCTGCACCCATTACAGAGTAGCGCGCCAGCACCGCCATTAAATTTGACGATTGCGTGCCTGTACTCTTTCATGGCTCACCCTCCTGCTCACTTAACTTCTTATCTATGTAACTCAAATTATCGTGACCTTGTAGGTCTATGATCCGTTGCTCCAATAGCTTAATTCGCTCATACAAGCTATCAACACACTCACAATGGTCTAGGTCTGTGCAGTCTGATCCGCTCATCACTCACCCTCCAAGGTTTAAAATTAGATTATATAGTTACCAAAAGGTATACCAATTGGCGCATATATAAACCACTCGCTTATTGTGTTGTGCTGTTGTTCGCTTATTAAGTGCAGTTATCTGCACTGGTGCTAAAATTGGGACTGTCTTTTGGTTGGCCACGGCGCAGTCATTCCGTAATGTCTAAAATCTGTTACTTTGTGTACACGTATTCGCCTCATGTACGAATTCAGGCACACTTTAATGCGCCACATAAAGTGTCGCGATTACTCTTTCCTGCGCTAGTCTTCGATGTAATCTTCAAACATGTCTTGCTTCACTGGGTCTATGTAGTCGGCCTCAAAGTAGCTGACCCGAGGCACCAGGCTAACAGGTGCTACCGCTTCCTCAACCCATGACGCATAACTGGCGTGCTCGTTATCGGTATACACACCGAGTATATACTCACTCTGTCCTGTGTTCTTTTGCACCATCTCTACTACGTACATCGCTATGCTCCCAAAAAGAATAGCCATACAGCTCAGCGGCTCTCATGTACCTTCGTAATGTCTGCTCTGATACACCATGGATCAAAGCTAAGTTTTCATAGTATACGCCTTTGTTTACTAATTCAAAACATTCTGCGATTTGTTCAATCGTTAGTTTAGGTTTAAAGGGCGCTGCCTTTTTTGGCTTTGCCCTCTTTTTGGCTGGGTACTTCCGCACTAAGTAATCGCGCAGATCCATCAGAAAATGCTCCGATAGATCATGCCGTGACGGGCGCGATAGATTGTATTCTTGTGAACGCCATACTCTTTAGCCTGCTGCTTGTCAGTCTTGCCGTATCTATTAATGCGAATTGCCCGAACTTGCTCGGGCGTTAACTTGTAATTTCTTTTCATGTTATCCCCACTGTTCTGCCATAGCGTCCGCAATGCCTTGATAGGTTTTGCTTCGCAGCTTCCATCGGTCATCGCTTGGGCCTAGTTTGTTTTGTCCGCTTGGTGTTTGGTTTGCTCTGCGCGTTCTGTCGTCCCCTTCGAGCCTGTTTGTCTCAACAAGTGGTGCCAGGTTTTTCAGCCACAAACAGGTTTTCTTGCTCGCATCATCGCCAAACCACCAAGGCTGAATAATCTGATCTGGCTTGCGGATTCTTGAGCTGATGCAGCTAACGGGATTCTCCAAAGCAATTCGCTCAATTGGAGCTGCAAGAAGCAATCGCACAAAGTCTAGCGCCTCCTCTGTCTTTTCTGCTCGGCCTTCTATGCGCTTGTTCCAATGAAGGCCAGACACGGCCAGATAAGTACAAGGTGGGTGGGCGATCATTAAATCCCAGCCATCGCAAAGAACATCCCTCACATCGCCTTGATAATGGTTGGGTGAGCTATCATCTGCGGGCAACAGGTCGCAAGAAAGCGCGTAATGTCCGCGCCTTCTGAATGCCTCTCTCACTGTGCCGCTATACTCGCAAGCTACTAATACTTTCATAATCACAACCCCAGCCAAGCGCCAGCCAGACCGATGCCGCCGACCACCATAAAGAATACTGCGCCGATTGACCAAAGCGCGTTCTCGATAAACTCGCGGCGTTTGCGGATTCTAATTTGCTCGTAAGTTTCTGCCATAGGTTTCTTTTTCATAGTCCTTGCGCCTTATCTAGTGATAAAAAAAAGTGTGTTTCTTCAACTGCGTTTTCGTCCGTGATCCCAAGTTGCGCCAAGGCTGCGCCGTCTTCTAAGAAGTCCAACGCCTCCTGAGTGCTCAGGCCAGTAATGGCCTCAAGGATTAAGTCTTTCTGTGTCTCGTGTGTTGTGCTCATGTTTTACCCTCCGTGGCCGCGCTTATGCGGCCTGCTCTCTAAAGTGGAATATTGCTGCGATTGCGCCATCCATAAACTGTTTTAGATCTTCTTCGTCGATGTATAGCTTGTAAAGCTGATCTTCGGTTGCCCAGAAGCGATCAACTGTTTTGTCTAGTCCAAAGAAGCGCACACCAGTTTTGATATGCGCGAATCCGTCGTTAAATGGTTTGGTATTCATGGCTGCCCCTTAAGAGTAAGTTACTTGTTCTTGGTAATGCTCGTCCAACACGTCAAGGATAGTGTCGGCTTGCCACTCTGCGCCATCGGGCGTAGTCGCTGGAAGCGCTCGCAATATCTCGTAGACTGCTTGTGTCTTGGTGCATACGTGATAAACAACAAGCTCTGCTTTCTCCGATATTAAGCTGTACAAGCTCTCATCATTGTTTAGCCAAAGAGCAGTGTTCCAGTGATTGTATGATTCGTAACCGTTGTATGTTTGCATTGTTTACCCCTCCAGGTATTGTGGCTCCCCGTGAGCCGTTGAACACATAATATAAATAAACCTTTTAACGTGTCAAATCTTTTTTATATATCAATTTGTCATAAGGTTTGCGGTTTATATAACTAACCTATAAAATTTGGTTATATGGAGGTAAACTATGGCAGACTTAAGACACAAGCTAGATAAAGACACACGACAAAGACACTTTCCCGAGTATGACGGTGGCAAGGGTTCAAAGCCAAGAAAGAGCACACAGGAAAGCCGCGATAAGTTCAAAGCTAATTACGACAAGATAAACTGGGGTAAATAGAATGGCTGCTACTAATGCTGCAAAGCAAAGATCAATGCGCCAAGAGCAGTTGAGAGAGCTGATTAGTAAAAAGGGACTAGTTCAGAAAGTTCTTGATACAGCGCAAAAAATGGATGAGCAGGGGGCTAGCCTAGAGGCTAATGAGCTGCAGGCCATGAAAGCCAGTGCTGACATACGTTTAAAGCTGATCAATAAGTACCTGCCCGATATGAAGACACAAGAAATCACTGGTGCTGATGGTGATGCCTTGGTTGTGTCGCTGATTAAAAAGCGCTTCGATGGTGCTGAGTAGTGCCAACCGTTGAGTACCACCTGAAACCCCAGGGGCAAGTGCTGCAGGCGTTCGCCGATTGCCGAGAGCGTAACTCTTTTATTATGGGGCCGCTGGGTTCAGGCAAGACAGTACAGACTATCCTCAAACTTTTTGACCTAATGTGCGAGCAGGCGCCAGTTAAGAGTGAGCAACATCCCAATCATGGTGTGCGACTCTCTCGCATCATCGCGGCACGTAATACCTATTCAGAGCTATTCAGCACGACAATCAAGGACTGGATCGAGATACTCGGCGACTTGGGTGAGTTTAAACAAGGTAACAAAGAACCGCCTACGCATCGCCTATCGTTTGGGCTGGATGATGGTACGAGTGTTCGGTGTGAAGTTATCTTCATTGCGTTCGATAGGCCCGATCACGTTAAGAAAGCAAGGGGTATCCAAACGACATGGGTATGGCTGAATGAGGCCAAAGAGCACAGCAAGGCCGTAGTCGATATGCTTGACCTACGTGCTGGCCGATACCCCAGTCCGAAAGAAGGCGCCAGACCTACACACTATGGGATTGTTGGTGACTCGAACGCGCCAGACGAGGATCATTGGTACTATAAGCTAGCAGAAGAAGAAAGACCCGAAGGCTGGGCATTCCATCGTCAACCAGGCGGTGTGTTCAAGGATGGTGATCAATGGCGTGTAAACCCCGATGCTGAGAATCTCGATAACCTACCCACTGCTTACTACCACCGAGGTCTACAAGGTAAGACCGATGACTGGATCAAGGTTAACCTAGCCAATGAGTACGGCTTTGTCAGTAGCGGCAAGCCAGTTCATCCGATGTACGTTGATTCGGTACACTGCCAGCCTATCGACTTCACGCCATCACTTGATATCCCGATCATCCTCGGCTTTGATTTCGGTCGTACACCTGCATGTGCTTTCTTACAGCGTACAAGTATGGGCAGGTGGGTGTGCTTCGATGAGTTCTGTCTGACTGACTCAGGTGCGGTAGACTTTGCGCCACAACTCAAAAGGTACATTGATGCTAATTACCCCAACCACAAGTTCAAGGGCTGGGGTGACCCATCGGGCGACAACAAAAATCAAGCGAACGCCGATACACCTTTTAAGATCATTAGGGCTGCAGGTATTCCCTGTTCACCGACTAGCACGAACGACCCTGCGATGCGAAGGGCTGCACTTGAGATACCCATGAAAGAAAACTGCATGGATGGCAAGCCAAGGTTTCATGTACTGCCCAAGGCTAGGATGATACGCAAGGGCTTACAGGGTGGCTTCTGCTATCGGCGCATTCAGGTGTCTGGTGATCGCTACACTGATGAGCCAGACAAGAATGAATACAGTCACCCCGTAGAAGCTCTCGAATACGCGCTACAAGGCGAAGGGGAAGGCAGGCAAGCGCTGACTAGGGCGCAAGGCTTTGATCGTCCTACAACAGCGAGGGTGGCTTTCAGTGTCTTCTGAGGTTTACATAGTCTTCACCGAGGACAGCGGGCACTGGTGGTCGCCTTTCCTGCATCCGATTATTCAGCATTGTTATGTGCTGATACCTGATAGGGGGCGCTGGATCGTCTACGGTAAGACTGAGCAATACTTTGATCTTTTTACTTTAGATGACCAACCCTTTAAACTAGAGCGAGTTATTGTTGTAAAGGCAGAACGCAAACAAACAAAGCGCAGTCTATTCATGCTGAACACGTGTGTGGGCCATGCGAAACAGATACTAGGGATAAATGATCCGTTTATCCTTACACCCTATCAACTCTATAAGAGGCTGAAACCGTGAAGAAACCAAAGGCACCTAAGAAGTCGGCACAGGAAGTAGCAGTAGAGCGCCGTCAGACTATCATGCTCGACAAAGAAATCGAGGAACAAGAAGATCGATTCCGCGCTATGTCACGCGGTAAACTGGGCAAGGCCAGCCTATTAGGCGGTGCGCCTAGAACACGTGCTGAAGCTGCAGGGCGTGGTGCTACTGCTGGTGGCGGTGGTGCTACTGGTGGCCGCACGTCTATGGTCGGTGGCATTTCGTCTATGTTCGGTGGCGGTATGTTTGGTGGCTCATCTGCTAGATCGGGATCATCGGCTGGCGCTACACAGCAAAGGTAAAAAATCATGCAAATACCTGATCACTTGGGATCGTTTAACGACATCGTAACCCGTGAGAAAAAAGCGTTTGATAGTGAAGCCATGTGGCATACGCAATTGTCTGACGTGTACGAGTACTTCTTGCCTCAGCGCAACTTATTCGACCGTGAAGATAAAGGCCAGAAGAAGATGGATCGCATTTTCGATTCCACTTCACTGACCGCTATTCAACAGGGCGCTAGCAAGTTACAGGAAAACATCGCACCTATTTGGGCGCGTTGGGCTACGTTCCAACCGAGTGAGCAGGTACTCAAGCTGTTAGAGACTGGTGACTATGGTGTAAGCGAAACCGATATACGCGAGAATCTAGAAAGCCAGGCGGAAATAGTCTTTGACTATATCAACCGTTCCAACTTCGGCACTCAGTTCTACGAGGCTGCCTTAGACTTGCTGGTCGGCACTGCCACCTTGCGGATAGATGAGACAGACGAGGACGATATGCCGTTTGTCTTTCACGCTATCCCACAGAAGGGTATCGCTTTTGAAGAAGGCCCATGGGGTACGATTGAAACCCACTGGCGACGAATGAAGGTTAAAGCCCGATTACTTGAGCGCATGTACAAAGGGTTTGAGCCGAGCGAGAAGATCGCCAACCTGATCAAGTCTTCACCTGATAACGAAGTCGGCGTGCATGAAGGCGTCATGTACTGCCCGAAGATGAAACGCTACTACGGAATGTTGTGGTGCGATGGTGAAGATTCGATCTCATGGTTTGAAGACTTCGGTGTCACCTCGCCTTGGGTAACTGGTCGATACACGAAAGTAGCTGGTGAAGTTCGCGGTCGTGGCCCTGCTATGCAAACCTTGCCTGACGTCCGTTCGCTGAATAAAGCTAAAGAGTTTGTACTGCAAAAGGCTGCCATTGATCTAGCGGGAATGTATACAGCCACAGATGATGGTGTAACCAATCCTTACAACATCACTATCAGCCCAGGCATTGTTATCCCCGTAGGTTCGAACAACACAAGCAACCCGTCTATCCAGCGTTTAGACACTGGTGCTAACTTACAGCTAGCGCAGTTCGAGATCATGGAATTGCAGAACGCTATCAAGGTGGCGCTGTTTAATGATCTGCGTGATCCTACTGGCCCTGTTCGCTCTGCTACTGAGATTGCGATCGAGGCGAGAGAGTTAGCTAAGCGTATTGGTTCTGCGTTCGGCCGATTGCAGACCGAGGTGCTTGTACCTATTCTCAAGCGTGTTGTATCTATCCTGACTCGTAGGGGCTTGATCACGCCTTTACAGCTAGAAGGTAGGGACGTAGACATTAAGTTCACCAGTCCACTAGCACGTGCTCAGGATGCTGAAGACCTAATGGCTGTACAGCAAGCCGTTCAGTTTGTGCTAGGTACTGCTGGTCCTGAACAGGTGATGATGGCGTTTAAGACTGAAAACTTCGGTACATGGGCGGCTGAGAAGACGGGTATGTCTAGCGAGTTAGTGCGGTCTGAATCTGAGAAGCAGCAGATCATCCAGGCTGGTGCTCAAGCTGCGCAGATGGGACAACAACAACAACAGGCGGTTGAATGAGTTGGGAACAATTAGAAGTAAACCAGAAAGACGCCGAAGCAAAGAAGGCAGAAATAAGAGAGAAGCAAGTAGAGTTAGCAAAGGCGTATAGTCGGTGCTTCTCTACTGAAGACGGTTTTAAAGTACTGGAGGACTTACTCAACCGCTTTGTCATGGATAACGGCACTGACTTCAACTCGCAGAACATCGAGTATGAGGCGGCCTATCACAATGGCGAGGCGGGAGTGGTTAAGTTCATTATTCACTTAACGAAGCAAGCGGAAAAACTATGAGCGAAACAAAGCGTGGCCGTAAGCCAAAGCCTAAATACGAAATTGTTTGTGAATATGTGGAGCCATTGAAAAAGGTTGGCTTTAATTTTGAGTGGCTTGATAACCTACACAGCGAATATGGGTTCACTAAATTTGAGTACGTGCATAAATTCCAGGCGTTCAGGTGCTATAAAGACGAAAAGCATCTGGACTGGATCGACATCAACGACCTATCACTGTTAAACGGTGGTCGGAATCTCGTTGTAATCCTGCTCAAGCATGGGCGGGTCAGTCCGAAAAGGGCTGTTATTCAATATAAGTGGAGATAAATTATGGAACAGGCCGTAGAGAGTAACGATGTTACACAAAACGACACCCTGACCTCACTGGTGGACGCTGCTGAGCCACAGCTGGGAGAGGGTGAGTACTTTTTAACCGAAGGTATTAAGGGCACAGGGGACACTCCCGAGTGGTTTAAGGCTGACAAATACAAGTCAATTGCTGACCAGGCTAAAGCGTATACCGAATTAGAGAAGCGCTTTGGTGGGTTCAAGGGTGCGCCTAAAGATGGCTACCAAGCACCCGAAGGTATCGAAGCTGACGATGCGCTATTTGCTGAGCTAAAGACGTTTGCCGAAGAAACGAACATGTCTCAGGACGCATTTGATCGTGCATGGGAGATACTGCAAGCCCAGTCTGAAGCGGTCGAGGAAGTATCACTCGAAACTGAGATGGCCAAGCTAGGTGACAATGCCACTGGTCGCATCAAGCACGTTGAGCAGTTCATGAAGAACAACCTAGACCCTGATACCTATGAGCGCCTTCGTTATGCTGTTAACAGTGCTGAGTCGGTCGAATTGGTCGAGGCCTTGATCAAGTCCACTGCGCCAGCCAAGCTACCTATTGACGGTGTTGTACAGCCAGGTGGTATTACTTGGCAGGATATTGAGGCTGAGATGTTTAAGAAGGATGACAATGGCAACTTCTTGCGCTCTGTTGATCGCAACCATGAATCCAAGATTCAGCGCATGATGAAAGAATTTGGAGGGGATCGTCCTTATTCTAAAACCATTGGGTAGTTTGTTTTCTTATAGCTAAATGTTATTATTGATCTGTCGGATACCCATTCTTGGCCTGACAGATTATTTAAGGTTGTAGGCTGACCGAATCTGTCGGGCACTCAGTCGAAAACTTCTTAAAAGCACTATTGGAATGGTTCCAAGTGCATTGAGTTATTTTGACAATATGAGGAATTTATCATGTCAACTAATTTATCTGCTGTAGCGGTAATTGAATTTGACAGTATGGTCAAACAAGCCTACCAAGGCATGGGCCAACTAAAGAATGCAGTAACCGTCCGTAACAATGTTGTAGGTGATACCTACAAATTTCGCCGCATGGGCAAAGGTCTTGCTAACCAGAAGGCTTCTTCTGCTGATGTAACCCCAATGGATGTTGCGCACGAGTTCAAGGTAGCCACTTTGGCTAACTGGAATGCTCCTGAGTACACCGACATCTTTGACCAGGCTGAAGTTAACTTCGATGAAAAGCAAGAGCTTGCTAACGCAATTGCAGGTGCTTTGGGTCGTCGTACTGACCAGCTTGTCATTGATGCTATGGATGCCTCAACTCCGCTGACTACTGCTATTGCCGCAGGTGGTACTAACCTGACGATGGCTAAAGTTATCGAAGCTCAGGTTGCACTTCGTGATCAAGGCGTGCCTAGCACTGAATTGTTTGCTGCTATTGATGCAAACGGTTTGGGTGGGTTGTTGAACGATGAGAAAGCAACTTCTGCTGACTATCAGGCTATCAAGGCTTTGGTCTCTGGCGAAATCAACACTTTGTGCGGATTTAACTTCATTGTTATCGAAACTCGCGCCGAAGGTGGTTTGACTGTAGCAACTAACATCGTTGACTCTTGGTTCTTCCAGCGTCCCGCTGTTGGTCTTGCTATCGGTATCGACATGAAGACTGAAATTAACTACGTACCTGAGAAGACTTCTTGGCTCTCTAACGGTATGTTAAAGGCTGGCTCTGTCGTTCGCGACGAAGGTGGTCTGGTTAAAGTTCAGTACGATCGAACTGCTTAATAGCACAAGGGGGCTTCGGCCCCCATTCTTTTAAAAGGTGAGTTATGGCTTCTAAGATAGACCTAATTAGTAATGCTCTCATTCTAATTGGCGATACCCCTATCAACTCCCTTACTGGTGGTACTCGCGCACAGCAAGTGGCATCGAACCTGTACGACAATATCGTGCAGAATGAATTGACTAAACATCGCTGGGGCTTTGCTAAGAAGAAAGCTCAATTGTCTTTGACTACTGATGTGCCTGTCGATGATGAGTGGAAAAGCATATATCAATTGCCCACTGATCTGCTGTTTCTAATCAAGCTGTACCCGTCTACGAATTACGCCCTGTACGGTGACAAGGTTTACACCGATACAAAGGATGCGCTGTACGCTGATTACATTTACAACGTCCCTGAATCTGAATGGCCTGTATACTTCTCTAAGATGATTGAGTATGCGCTGGCTAGAGACTTCGCAAGTTCTATTCGTGATAGTGATTCTGCTAGACAGACAATGTCGGCTGAATACATTAACCAATCACGCATGGCTCGATACACTGATTCCCAACAATACCCCGTGGTGCCTGTAGCGTCTAACCCATTCGTCAATGTGAGGTTCTAATGTTTAATGATGACCATTTCTCACATGTAGGCGGGGCATCTAGCGCACCTAGACTTTATACCTATGAGACCACAGAAGACCGCACGATTGTATTAGGTTCAGGTTACTTCAACCAGGCTTACACTAAGCTGCAAGTTAAAGACCTAATCATTGTTAACAACTCGACTGAGGTTTACACAGCTAAGGTTACTGCGGTCTCTAAGAACAGTGTGACGGTGGCTAAAACGTCATTCCTAGATCGGGAATACGCTTACTACTATTTGGATACAGAAACCATACTCGCCCTAAATGATGATGGAGTGACGTATACCCAAGTACCCAATATGAGTGCTAATCCTGTACGTGACTTTACGATTGATGGCGATACTTTAACGTACACGGGTGTTGGTGGTCTGTTTCAGTTTGTTGGCTCAGTGGATATGAGTTCACAGAAAGTCGCCGATGTAACCATTGCCTTGTCTATTAACGATGTGATTAGCCCTCAGTCTATTGTTCGCTCGTTTACGTCTGCGAATAAGAGAGGCTCTGCATCGTCTAACGGGATATTCCAGGTTAACTCTGGCGATGAGTTCAAGGTGATGATGAAAGGCGATGGCACTACGTCATTGGTGGTTGATATCTTCTCTATGAACATAACCTTTATGGAAGTCTAATGGCTAAGTCTAGGTTCATTCAAAGTACATTTGTAAGCGGTGCATTATCCCCACTGTTAAAGGGTCGCATTGACTTACAGCAGTACTACCAAGGTGTGGAGACTGCTAGGAATGTGGTCATTGTTCCACAAGGTGGCATGAAGCGTAGGGCTGGTACTGAGTACATTGACACTGCTTTAAGGGTTCTAGGGTATTACGCTACTACACCAACCACACCCAACGGTGGTACTGGCGCTAACCTAATCGACTTTGATGATTCTACGGTATCCGCAACCACTACGGGCGTCAGTACTACGAATAACTACGTGGTAGCTCAGTATGATCTAGGTGCCAGCCCTTCTAATGCTGCCGTATTCATTGATGTTCGCGGGATTCTATTAAGCTCAGGTACGTCTAGCGAGTTTGATGTTGAGTATTCAGACGATGCCTCGGCATGGACTAAGGTTGCTGACATTCCCCTAATTGGTAGTAATGCACAAAACTTTAGATTCTCTGCTAGTGGAGTGCATAGATATTGGCGTGTAGTCCGTGTGGGTACGACTGATCTAGGTACTGCCACGGTTACAATGTCTGGCTTTGTTGTTCGGATTGAAACCGCTACTCGGTCGAGCGTGAAGCTATTAGACTTTAGTGTAGAGGCTGACCGTCATTACCTATTAGCTCTAACTGATCGCAATATTCGAATCTTTAATTACAGCGGTACGATGGTGGCCAATATTGAGGTGCCATTCCTATCTGCTGAAGTGTCTGATGTTCGGGATACTCAGGTTGGA